CCCCACGTTCCTTCGCCCCATCCATGAGAGGAAGAATTCCATCCATCAAAGGCAACCTTGACATCAGCCACACACTATATCCTATGCAATCCTAATGATCGCGTTACTGGCATCTGCCGCTGGGAACTGAATAGTAAAGTCACCACTTGTAGATGTCTTGTCTGCGCCAAAGTCTAACGCACACACAGCTCTGTTAGCTGTTCCTGCGGTTGTAGAAGAGTTATAAATTAACGCTCCTCTTGCAGTAATCGAACTACTGGAAAATGTTGTATCAGCAAAATCTGTAAGTGCTGTAGTGCCAGAAGTGGTTGGGTCTACATTAGTTAAGGTGTTACCCCCAGAAGTATACCCCGTTCCAGAGACCTCGTTGGTCGTTGAAAAAGCTGTGGTAGAAGCTGACAAAGTTGCGCTGCTGGTAAACAAAGCAATCTTAAATGTATTGCCTGTACCTGTAGTGGTTGTTGTTCCACCACCCGATCCATTGTGAAAGTTATGTATTCCCTGAAGTAACTCAGACTTAAAAGAAGTACACATTGCTGTCGTAATCGCCATTACAGTCTCCTTAATATATCTGCAATGTCTGGGTGACCTTGCTGAATAAATTCATTCATAAGAGTAGTTCTATCACTCTTAATAGCTTGTTTTATGATACCTAAAATTACATGATAAATGCGACTCTTAAAAGCTTCTGCTTGCTGCCTAACAATGGGATCAACAGAATCAGATATACCAACTATTTGTTCTACCGCTCTTTCTGCGAGTTCTTCAGGAGATAGTCCTCGATTATGTGTTGTCTTAACCACAACATCTCCTGCTCTTGATTCAACTGCTATCTCAAACATAATTAATTTTATCTCGCAATGTCATATCTGAATTCATCTCTAGCACCGTAACCTTCTCCAAGTCGTTTTAATGAAGTAATTGCGGCAACAAATCTTTGTTCGTATTGAACAACTTCTTCTGGCACTTTTAAGAAAGTAGCAGCTTCAGCTAAAGTTCCATACAACAACGCATCTGGCGCATTAGTAGATAACCAGGTTGTTCCGCTGTCAGCACCTGCGGTTAGTGATGCAGGTCTGTGTTTGTAATGTAATTCAAAGGTGTAGTTGCTATCTGGGGTTGGGGCTAGGATAAAAGTATTTTCATCAAACACTGCATAGTATTTTGGTAGGCCAGTGGTTGAAGGATTGGTTGTGTAATCTCTAATAAATGAAACGTGCTTAAACAACAGATAATGGTAAACATTACTGGATATCACAGACAGACTGTAAGGAGACAAAAAGTCACTTGGAGCAGATAGATAAGTACTGCTTGCTGTTGAAGTGCCCGTAACATTTTTTCTAAAATCAGGAAGCTCAACATTCTTTAATATGCGTTCTTCTGCTTCCTGTATGAATGTAGTTAGCTGTGTATCAAAAGTGCTTTCTGATGTTTCGCAGTAATCTTTTACAGCCGTTTTTAAAGTAGCTAATGTAAAACTCATGTTATTACCACCGTTACTGTGCCTATTTCTCCTGTAGATGCATCCATGCTAAATGCAAAACCAATACTGTCGCCAGTTGTGGTCATCATTGAATTTGCATCTATCGTTCTAACAACGCCTTCTCCAGCCACAAGAGATGATGAAACTTGAGGTCTTGGATTTCTTATTGCTTCTGGATCAGCAACATGAGGAACTGGATCAAGTTGAGGTTCTTTAGGTTCATAACATTCAGAGCAAACAAAGAATCCAGTCCATTCTTTTTTTAACTGAGTGTATTTATATCTGAACCCACATCTGTCGCATATGGCAAGTGAGTGTTTGCCTGATGCGTAAGTCATTAGGCTTGCCTATCAAATCGCAAGCTTGGTGCTATTCTTAAAGAAGCTCTGCTACTGTCTTGATCTGCCGCTCTAGCAAACTCTTCTTCATAAAATCCTTTAAGCATGTTTACTCGATCAGGCGCTTTCTTTAGTGCTATGTAATAAGACAACCCAGCAGCTAAACAGGGATAAAACCTAAAAGGCATATCCACTGTATTAACACCAGCATCTGCATCTTCAATCCTAACCAATCGGTTTATAATCAATTGATCAGTACTGTTTTCAGAAGCTGGCCATATGTAAAGTCTTGGGGTTATTTGTTTGTCCAAAAACCATTGGTTAGGTCTCGCTTCTGTATCTTTGCTTGGAATGTTCCAATACTCGGATCTACCAACTTGATTCATTTGAATATCAGTTGTTGAGTTGTTTTCAGTTCTACGCAAAACAACATCTAACACATCAATTGTCGTTGATGTTAAATCAATAAATTGATCAGACTTGGATAACGTAGTAGCTGTGTTTGTAATCGTCCACTGATTCAAACCTCTATTGGCCCAGTCAGCAAACAACAGATTCAAAGAACGTCTAGCGGTGATGCCATCGTATCCTGTTCGATACTCAAGACCGCACCGCTCAAACGCTTCTTCTATGTACTCCGCAACGTCTGGTTCAAAGTCTCTAGACCCTGATGTCGCCATAATTTTTTCCTATGAAAAAAAGATAGTTACACGATCCACATTAGTAATATCTGCGAATACACCATTAGAAGCAAAGACCCCCTGGTCTGGTATGTTCAATGTTTCGTTGGTGTTGGCGTTAACTCCAAGAGTTAATAACGCAGTTCCGCTGGCTGCACTAGCGTTATCATAAAAGATAACAGAACCATCAGAACTGCCACCAGCAACGATCAACCCTCGCAATCTGCAAGGGTGATCTACTAATGCTCCATCAGCCGTAACTGTTGCAGTTTTTACATCGTTGCCCGTGATACGAGTAGCCATATCAATTTGCTCCTATATTAAGCGTCAGCAAAAGGAGTAACTAAAGTACCAGAACCTAGTATCAAACCTTCTACTGCATATTTAGCACTCGCTATTGCAGTCACTCGTATGATGCTTCCTGCCAAACCGCCTTTTGTAGAACCATTCTGGGTAATTACATCGTTAGATGCACCCGATATAAAGGTCTTGCCTGTTGCGTCATCAACACCAGTGTAAATGCCACCAACAAACTTGTCAGTGCCATCAGTTAAAATATCCATATCAGTTGCAGCAGTTACAACTATAAAAGTGAACTGAGCTCCTAGATTTGCTGTTTGGTTGGGGTCTCCCTTGTCAGTGGGTTCCGTTACAACAATGCTTGGAAGAGTAAACTTACCATCTGCGTCATTACAAAGTAACGGTCTTCCAGCATGAGCAGCAACAGTAAGAGTAGTATCAGCCGTTAAACTAACAACTCCGTTGTATCCTGCGCTAATAACGCCAGACAGGGATCGAATTGGACCAGAAAAGGTTGTCTGAGCCATCAGGTTTCCTCCTTACGAAAGGTTTCGCCCTAGAGTCTTCGTAAGCGTCTGCTGGGCCAGTCGCTAGGGCTAGTGTATCCCAGTAATAAAGGGGGCATAAAGCCCCCTATCTGCTTTAAGCTCCTTGAGAACCAAACACGCAGCGTGGATTAGAAAATCCAAAACTATATCGCTCACGCGCCTTGTATCTCACGTTACCAGTATCAAAGTCACCTTCCATTGAGGTGGCTATTGGAGAACGCTCAAAGTGCTTAAACCCATCAGGACAGTCAGTCAGAATGAAAAACGCATCTGTGTCTGTCAAGAAATGGTTGACTGCATAACCTTGCGGCAACAGACCCATGTTCCTTACAGCGTTGATGTCGTTATCTGCTGTACCAACCCTTCCAGGGCTTTCAAGCAATCGATCAGCAACAAACTGAAGTTGAGGAGGAACAATCAACTTGGTTCCCTGAAGAGCCAAGATCATGTTTCTGTCATCAACAAAAGTACTAATGCTGATCAAAGCATTTTCTAATGAGGTCTCATTAAGGTCACTCATTGTAGATGCTCGATTAGCAAGCGTGCCTCCACCAGCTAATGGGTGGCTTGTGTTGATCAGGGAAACCCCGTCACCGCCAGTAAAGCTTGATGAAAACGCATTGTTCAATACGTTAGCAGCTTTAACCTGCTTGCTGTGCGCCATACTTCTAGCCAAAGCTTTGGTATAACGTGCGCCAAGTCGGTCATAAAGGTTGTCCTCTACAGCCTCTTCTGTAAGCGCAAATGCAAGTGATACGGTTTCATGGGTGTATCTGGCAGTAAAACCTTCAGAAGCTTGGTCGTAGTTCACGCCCTGCCCTTCAGTTTTGACTTCAGCATTACCGAAACCAACGATTAGTACTTCCTCTTCAAACGCTCTGTCTGAAGATTCAGTTTCAAAAATCTCTGCATGCTCGTTTTCATAACGCGCATACTCCATGCCAAATAAAGCGTTGAGTCCTGGCTCTAGCTCTTTGGCTAATTGTGCTCTTGAAATAGCCATTATTTAGCCTCCTATGCTAATCCAGCGCCTTTTTGGCCGAATATTGAGTTTTGAATAACAACTAAAACATTTGTATTTGCCGAAGCAACGTCTGAATTCTCAGGGTCAGTTGAGATATCAATCGCTTTTATAGGCAAGGATGCTGTAGTTGCACCTGTTGAGACTTCAAGCTCTGCTCCAGAAATACCAGTTACGGTGCTACCTGCACTGGTGTAGACGATGTCAAAATTACCGAACAAGTCGGCAACTGGAAACGCTGCGTCTGCTTGAATTTCATAAACGACATTCGGATCATCAATCACAAATGCAATGATGTCAGAAGCGTTTGTACTAGCAGGATAGTAATTACTAAAAACCTGCTCACTAGTTGTGGGATCTGTGTAGGAACACCCGTTGAATACACCAACTATAGGTACAGTACCACCATCAGCGTGTACTTCTACACCACCTCCGGTAACTTGGGCAACCATGTCGCCCTGAAAGATACTTGTTCCATAGTTTGCAGCGATTCTGTAACGGCTTTGTCCACCAGTGTAAGGCGCACCGCCTATCATCCTAGTTGGACGCATCCCAAAAGCGGCATCATTATTAGCCATCTTTTATTCTCCGTAAAACATAATCAAAATAATGTCCAAAGCTACGCTTTAGGACTCCCAAATGAAACCTGCGTTTTTCTATCCCTAGAGATAGGCATTGCAGGGTTCTCTTCTCGCATCAAATCATTATCAACCGCTTTCATTTGGTTTTCTGTTTGACGCTCGAAGTGAGCATTCCTTTCTTCCACTGTTTCCTCTGGGATTTTGCAAAGAATCAAGCCGCCAACGCCAACAGTACCTGCATGTTTACCGTCTTCAATTGTAGGTAATTCGTACCCTAAAACTTCTTCTGGTTTAACAGGTTCGTATCCCTCGCGGAATCTCATGTGAACATTGGTTTTATCATCTTCACCTCTTATAGCAGTTCGTATCCATCTATACTTCATGCCAGGGGGTGGAGGAGGAGTCTCTAAGACTTGAGGTGGTGTCCATGGTTTTCTTGCAGTCTGTGTAGACCGAGAAGAAGCATTCCTTGGGGTTCTATTAGATCCTTTTGCTGTTTCTTCGCTCATGAATTCTGTAACCTCATCTTTTGTTTTGCGTATTCTTTGAACGGTACTCCAAGTTTCTTAGCTAATTGCTGTTCGCTTGGACTTAGTTCAATCCTACGATCATTTTGATTGCGTCCGTTTCCAGTTGTGCGCGTAGTTGAAACGACAGTCTGGACGTTTTTTCTGTCGTTTGTAGCGTTATCAAACTTATGCGGCAATTCTTGTCGCATACGGTTATTCAACTCAGAATAATACTCGTCAGATTCTAAGTCAATGCCAGTACGGGCAAGGTCTTCGTGGATTGCCATTGCCACATTAGTCATAATTCGGTCGCTTCCAAACCATTCATTATCATTTGCCCATTGTTTTGCTTTGTCAGATGGCTCTTGATATTGAGGTTGTTGAGGAACTTGCTGTAATTGAGCGGGGCTTTCTGTTTGCGCTTCAGCTTGTCGATTATTGTAATCTTGAAGTTTTTGTTCGTACTCTTCGATTTCCTGATTGTATTGATTTAATGCAGTTCGATCCGCTTCTGCTCTAGCTAACAATTGTTGTGCTTCGATCAAACCATCTTGATCTCCAGCATCCATTGCTGCTTTCAGAGCATTCTTCGCTCCTTCCGCTTGAGCATCAATACGGTTTTCAAACTCAACACCATAACTTTTTTGAACTTTTAAGTTTTCTTCAGCCGCTGCACTTTGAGTTGTATTTAATTTACCTTCAAGCTCTTGGTTTTTTTCAAGAAGAGTTTTGGCATATTGCAATGCTTGCAATTCTCTACGTTGAAATTCTTTAGCTTGTGCAACTGACTTATTAATTCGATCTTGAGCAGTTTTGTTTCTTCGCTCTACTTCGTTTAATTCTTCTTCGTTAGGTAAAGGCTTTGATTCAAAGTCTTCTTGAACTACATCATCGGTAATTGGGTCAATGCTGTTAACATCTTCTTCACTTAGTTCAATGAATGTTGATTCTTCAGAGGTATCCTCTTCAACACGCCTTTGTTCAGGAAGTGCAGCTTTATCAATGTTTTCATCATTGAGATTAGCTAGAGCCTCGGTTAAGGTTTCTTCAGCCATGATTTACTCCTATAGTGATTTGATGTCATCGGGATCTGCTATGGTCCCAATTACTTCATCATCGTTAATGATTTTTACTTCTTCGCCATCTTCAAATGCAAAACGAGCACCTGCATAACGACCAATAAGAACCCAATCACCTTCCTTACACCAAGGAGTATTTCCAAACTTACTTTCATCTTGATAAGCTAAGGGGCCAGCTTTTAAAACATAAGCAACAATCGTTGATAAATTTTCTCTATCTACGGTTGATTGAGTCAGCATAATACCACCATCAGTCATTCCTTTACCTTTGTAAGGCATAACTAATAATCGATAACCTGCTGGATTAGGCATGCGCTCTAAGAGCGATTTGTCCAGTAACTTAGGATCTAAGACCCTTTTTTCTGGTTCAATGTATGCGTCTGCAATAGACGTTTGTGCGATAGTGTCCACTTGGGGTTCACTCATCGATGTCTCCTTCAACGTGCAATGCTTCTTTTAAATCTTCGCGAAGGGTGCGAAGCATTGATAACTCACCCATTACGAATTTGTAATCCTCCATATCTTTGATTGCGCCACCAGACAAATAGTCTTTGGCGCGTTCTTCATAATCATTGAACTTCTTTAAAATATAATCTGCTAACGCTAGTGAATCCATTTTACGTTTTAAATAAACGTCTTAAAATATCTACTCTAGGTCTTGATGGCCCACCAGGCTGTGCATCAGGATTATAAGTAGGTCTTGGCAATGGCCTCTGTTTATTCATGGTTGGTGGGGCAGAAGGCGAATCTCCCATCCCAGCGTATTGCATAATAGGCTTGATTGATGGAAGACCACCATAACCACCAAAGGTTTCTCCAGCAGCTTTTTGCATAAATTGAGGAATGTCTGGAAATTTAGGTTGAGATTCATCTTGAAAACCAACTATAGGATTAATTGGTTGTTGCATTTGCATTTGACCCAAGAAAGGATTTTGAAAACTAGGTACTGATGTTCTTTGGCCTCCACCAATTAAACCAAATAATCCTCCCCCACCTGTAGCTCTTCTAGCTTCTTGAGCTTCTTTAATTCTTTGTATTAGTTCTGGAGCAAGATTTCTTCCCCCACCAAATAATCCCCCTCCTCCTCCAGTAGGAAAATAATCAGTTAAAGCTACTGGCGCACTCGTAATCCCTTCGCTTTCTTCTGGCTTCAACTGCATCATCTGAGGACGTTGCGTAATTAAATTAATAGGAGGTGGTAATACTTGTGCTTGAGGCACTCCTGGTTTGCCCACTGGCATTGGTGGCCTATACATTGGATCTCCAGTGATAGGATCATAATAATATTCTCCTCCAGAACGAACTCCTTCTGGCAAAGAAAATTTTCTTTGTAATTCGTTTTGTTCAGACGCTTTCTTATATCCTTCTATAGTCTTAGATCGATTAATAGAAGCAGGAGCAATAGAAGCAGAAGGCTTAAATCTCTCCCTTATAGTTTGTTCATCGTTTATTAAATCTTCTAAACCTAAAGGACCACCTCTCATATTTATTCTTCTGCCTACGGGAGATCTTCTTTTAGTTTTAACTTTAGGATTTTTAGTTTTAGCTTTAGAAACGGGCTTTGCTTTTTTAGGAGTCTTTGTCTTGGTAGATGAAGCAGGTTTATACCTACGAATAATTTCATCAATACCTGTATCTTCCATTTCTCCAATGTTTGGAATACGAAAACCCCTTGACCTAATCATTTAGAATATTCCTTCAAATTTAGTGCCTCGTATCGCTGCACCGCCACCACGCATCTTACCCGCGCCAAAAGGCTTAGGTGGGCCTGGGTTAGCAACATCTTCTGTCTTGGCAAAATCAACCGTGCCTTGGTCTTTTATACTGACCTTGCTATCAGAAACTGTAGGCTGTGGAAACGAAGTCTGACGTTTAATTGGATTCATTCGATCCTCCTATGTGGATTTCTTTGGAGCCTTGGCTTTTGGAGCAGCCTTTTTCTTAGCTTTCTTTTTAACTGGCGCTTTGGCCTCTACGCTTTTTTCTGGAATCGGGGTTGCTTCAACCTCCTCAACCAGTTTTTCAATCTTTTCAACAATGTCGCCACCTTGGACTCGTAATCTTTCAGCTTCTCTCGCTTCAGCTTTATGAACTTCTGCACGTTTTTGTCTTACGCTACTCATTTGTTTCTCCCAAAAAAAGTATCGGTCATGTCTTTCATTGACTTATTTGCCATGTCTGCCATCTTGAATTCTCGCTGTTGATCAAGCCTTTCTTTGGTTCGCTCATCTTTCATGCCAGCAATTTCTTCAGATGAATTAATCTTTTCTTCAGTAAGGCGACTTTGCTCTCTTAATCGCTCTCTGTCCAGAGCAATACGTTGATCTGCATCTTCTGCCTTACGTTCTACATCTTCAGCTTTGATTGCCAGTTCCTGCCTTCTTAATTCAACTAAAGGATCATCAGGTTGTTGAGGGCCAAAGCTTGGTGCGATTTGTTCCATCAAGTTAGAAGTAATTTCAGACACCTTACTCTCAATTAAGTTCTGCATCTGCATTTGCATTTGTTCTAACTGAGGATTCATAGGAGGAGCCATACCAGGTTGCATAGGCATCCCTCCCATAGGCAACTGTTGAACTTGCTGCATTTGTTGTTGCATCTGCATGACTTCTGGATCCTGCATCGCTAGTTGTTGAGCCTTTAATCCAATATGAGCATAAATATGACCTTGGATAATAGACTGAATCTGAGGATTCATTTGCACAAGAGCAGTCCCATAAAGGTATAAATGAGATGCAATGTGTGCGTCATGATTCTGCTCAGGAAAAGGCTGATAAGGCTGACCGCTGACAAACATGCCGTTCTCCTCCGCAGAGCCGAGTGGGGCTGGTGGGGGCGGGGGAGGCGGCAATATTTGCTCAACCTGTTGTATTCCCATGGCTTCATACATACGTTTGTATGCTTCATAAATTCCCATGGGGCCATGAATCTCTGGCGCGGCCTGAACCATTTGTAACATTTCTTGAGCCATCATCACGCGCTGGCTCATCGAGAATATGTTTGGATCAGATACTGGAATAATGTCTATACGATCATCAAAGTCAGTTTCTTTAACTGCCTGATTACCATTGGCTGTCATGTACGGATAAAATGGCGGCATGTAAGTCTTAAAGACCTGCGCCAGTAATCCAAACTCAACACGCTGTGAATAATGCAATCGTTTATGAATCGCGCTCATGACACGGCTACCGCGCTCCAGTAACGCAACAGTCGTACCTACAGGAGCGGCCTGATTGCCATCTCCTATCTGCATGTCACCAATCGAAGCGAAACGCTGGCCTGATTCAACCAGCATTCCTAATAAATTTAATAACGTACCACTTGGTTCTTTAAACGGAAGCGGCATCAGTGCATCACGCAATGACCCTCCGGGGGCATCCATATCCCTGAATTCTCCGGGTTGGATTGGCGTATCACTATCCCTGATACGAATGCCTCTAGCTTTAAATCCTCCGGGTAAATTGGCTAAAGTACCCGCATCAATTAACTGTCTTAATATGGAGGTCGCGCCACGCGACAATCCACCAATCATATGAGTCAGGCCAAAGCCATAAAAACCGACACCTGGTAAAAACTTGTAATGAACGAAATAATCGACACGCTTACGCATGGGATCATTGGGCTCGTAATTTCTACGAATCGAAAGAATCGATGAGTCTTTAGGTGATAGTGTGACAATGTAGGGAAGTTTGATTCCGGTCAGTTCACCATTCTGGTCAACATCTTCGTAGCCTGGAATATCCAACTCAACATGCATTTCGTAGATTTCACAATCATCACTGTTCGCATATGAGGGTTTTACACCTTGCAATTCATCCAGCTCTTCCTGAATACTATCCTGATCATTGGAGTTTCCAGTGATGTTTGATAATGAGGTTTTACGATAAAACCCTGATTGCTGCATTTTCTTAACATCATTGATCGACATATCAATGACATGAGTAATTCTATTTGCACTTTCCAGACTGGTTGCGCCATAAGACACAACCAGCTTCTCAGAAGGAATAAATCGGGAAACTGCTCTGTTTAAAGTCTGGTCAAAGTGAACCTTTCTAAACGCACTACCTGATAGCGGTAAATAAAACAGCAACTGATCTGTCTCAGGATCGTACTCTTTCATCACCTGAGTGAGTTGATAGTTCATGTACTCTTGTACACGCGCTGCCTGTAAATCTAGTCCGGGGGTGGCGAAGCCAACAGTCTGAGCCCTGACTGGGCCGCCAGCGGGTAACATCTCTTTGTAAGCCTGTGCCTGAAACTGAGTAACTGATTCAGCCAGTAGAGGGTGGATAACACCTGATGCGCCCTCGAAAGGCTCAGTGCGGTCCTCGAACTTCATACCAAGATATTCAAGACCTTCCTTGTATTGCTGTTCCCACTCCTTTCGAGAAGATTTATCTGCTTGGAAATCAGCTATGGCATTACTGTAAATACGGCCTAATTCAAACTCATCAATGGTTTCTGCCAGATTGGCATAGAAGTCTTCGCCTTGATCCATCTGCTCCATAGGAGGAGCGCCGATCAGCATTGTGCCATCTTCCAGGGTTTCTACGTCTTCGTCACCCAACCCATCAAACATAGAGGCAACAGGTTCTTCCTCCACGCCAATCTCTATTTCCTTGGAGTTGTCCTCAATATCAAGGACTTCTTTATCAATGTCATCTACACCGCGTTCAATTGCCATGGCTTACTCTTTGTCTGCGTATAGGTTGTCAAATATTCTATTGACATCCAAAGTATAATCCAAGTCCGATTTGCTGTAATGAATATGTTGGGAGGGTTTAAAATCAGGCGCACCTTTCCCAGTCTCAAACCAAGCTGGATGAGTGACTCTAACACGATTATTTGGTAATGCCACAATATTTCCAGTCCACGGCCCTGCGTCCAACAACTCCATTACATGCGATTGTTTGTGTTGAGCGGGGTCATCTGCGATCTCATTCTCAGCATAATCTACCGTAAACAAATATTTCGCGGGGTACATTTCGCCATCTATCTTGGCCAGCCAAGGACACGGTGTGGCTCGATCAAGAACATATACTGCATGTGTATGTGAAGAACAATCCCATGGTTGAGCATCATGCACGGCCATAGGGATAGGCCATTCTTCAAAAGGGGTATCACCAACTAATGCGGTGATGGGCATACGCGCCCACATCGCACCGCCATGCACATTCGGATCATCTTCACCATCAGCTTCACAGCCAGTAAAGATTACCTGAAAGCTTAAACAGCGAGTAGGCATTGTGGTCACAGCAATCACCATCGCGTGTAAAAACTCGCCATGGTATCTTTCGTGATTGACTGTGTATTCCCTTCTCACCCACGCCTTGAAATGCGGGATGTTGCTTTGGAGGTAAGGCAATTATTTTATCCCCACTTGTTCTCCCATTTGGTTCCCATGGATTTTTTCTTTTTAACTATTCCACCTTTAGCCATTTTTCCTGATGGCGGAAAAAATTCTGGACCAGAGAAATCACCTCTTTCTTCTGGAGACAAACTATCTCTTTTAATTTTGTTTTCTCTTTTTTTAAGCTTTTTACCAATTTCTTTTGATATCTCTTGGTTAAATTTTTTACTACTTTTTCTAGTGTTGCCTTCTCCCTTAGAACCTAACTTATCTATTTTAGATAACTTAGGCTTTTTTTCTTTTAACAAACTTTCTAGTCTCTTAGCGCCAGCAGCACCATCTTCTTTAAGTATTTCATTAATAGATCGTTTGTCTTTAGGAAGCAGAACATTTACTTCAAAACTCTCAATATCATCTGAAGATGACTTTAATAACTTTTTTAAATTTCCAAGAGATTTTCCTAGCTCTTTGCCGCCAGATTTTATTATCTCTTTTAAGATTTTACTCATCTTATTTCTGCTCCAAACCCTCTTAGAGCTGCACCTGTGCTGCGCTTCTTCTTGGCTGACTTAACTGCACCGCCTTTGGAATAGCCTTTCTTAGCCATGCCGCCATTTTTCATATAGCCCATCTTGTTGCGAACATCTTTAGGCAGTTTTTTCAAACCTTTATTTTCTGGAGGCACTGGCTTTTTAGCAACACCGCCTATGGCGTAACCCTTCTTCTTCATCGCGCCGCCTTTAGCCATGCCCTTGGACTTCATCATGCCACCCTTGGAGGCCATCTTGGACTTCATCATGCCGCCCATGTTTTTCTTGCGAGGTGTTTTACCAAGGATTCGATTAAACGCCTGAGTCATTGTTTCGCCTTCCCTGATTTCAGACTTATCAATGGTTGCTTTTTTCTTACCATCAGCACCCATGTAATGCTTCAATCCATATTCTTTAGCTCGTTTAAGTGCGCCTCTTCCAGAAAAATCTTTCCAGGTTAAATCTTTTGCAGCGTCCTCTTTTCTTCTTTTTTCCTTATCTAACTTCTCTTGATTTTTCTTGGCAGAAAACTTAGCAATGTCACTTACCGCTTGCCTGTCTTTCTTCATCTGATCAGTAGTTTTTAATGTTTTTGACTTTGGCTTTGGCTTTGGCTTGTCATTAGAGCCTAATGTGGTCAGCCCAATCACAGCCGCTGTTCCCGCACCAGCACCGCCTATTTGTTTTTTCCTTTTGCTTACAGCAGCATCTTTCTCTTTTTGCTGCCTTCTCTTTTGAGCGCCTCTGGTTTTTTTAGCTTGCGCCCTTGCTTTGTCAATAGCTTCTTGCCTAGCTTTTTTAATTGCTGGATCTTTACTACCAGCAAAAGACTTTAAAGGATCTTCCTTTTCTTTTAATTTTCGCCTTGTTCTTCTGGTTTGTGATTTTTGTTTTTCTGTTAATGACTTGGGGGTTAAAAAATCATCAATAGCTTTGCCAGCTTTACCCAGTTGTTTGCCTATTTCTTTTCCAGCTTTTGTTGAAACAGTTTTTAGCAAATTTGACATTTATAGTCTCCTAATAATAAACGCGCTTCTGTCGGTACATTTCCTCTTCAGCCTCGTCAGAATAAAGAGATACGAAATTGCCCTGTCTGAATCTTAATACAGCCTGAGTCATCGAGTCTACATAATCATCGTGCTCACCGAAAGGGAAAGACGCACACTCCTCAATCACTTCATCTGCAAATATACGGTCAGGAGCCCACACCATTCCAGCCTCAAATACAGGACTGACTGCATGAACGCGAGTCACCTTATCATTACCCCTTGATGGGCGATAGTTAGTTACTGGCACACCCATAGCTCTTAACTCATGCGTGAGAGGTGTTCCACTGGCCTGTGCTTCGATTAGAACGGAATCAGGCTTGTATTCATCATATTGCTCCATTGCCACCGCTTTAAGCTCTGGGAAGTCCCAGCGACCTCTCTCAGCGTTCAATAGAATAATTGCATCACCTTTATCCTCTGCGGGACTAAAAATACCCCATGTGGTAATCGCACTGTAATCCGCGCTCTGTTTTTTACTGAATGCCGTATCATAACTCTGAATCACATAGCTACATGGGGGAGGTGAGTCATCTTCCCAGATGTTCCACCATTCGCGCTTTACAATAGCGCCTTCCTCAGATGTGGGGTTCTGCTGATATTGTGCGTTCCATTTAGATACAGGAATCGAAGCTTTAACACTCTCCAACTCCTCTTTCTTCCAGAACTCAGGCCACAAGACATTACCCGAATCCTCAAATATGGCTGGTAATTCCACTACATCCCATTGATCTGCATGAACCTCAGTCTGACGATTCAACAACTTGGCTGTTAGATCCAACGTACTCCACCGAGTCATGACAATTACAATGGTTCCACCAGGCTGAAGACGCTGTCTCGGACCAGAGGTATACCATTCATAACACGATTCCAGCAGATTAGGACTCAATGCGTCCTGTTCTGAGTGAGGATCATCAATAATCAATAAATCTGCACCCCGCCCCGTGATGGCTCCACCAACACCTGCTGCAAAATATTCCCCACCCTGTGAGGTCTCCCATCGACCCGCACTTTTGGAATCTGCTGATAGAGTCACATTTGGAAAAATGCTGGCATATTCATCGGAATCCATAAGGTTCCTTACTTTTCTTCCGAACCTAACCGATAAATCAGCCGTGTGGGTGGTCTGCATGATCTTCATATCAGGCTTGATACCCATAATCCATGATGGAAAGTACACTGAAGCGAACTCAGACTTGGTATGTCGAGGGGGCATATTAACAATTAATCTTTTTATATCCCCTTTGGCTACCGCCGTAAGCTTGTCAGCTACAACACGATGGTGGTCACCCTCAATAAAGTTAGGCCAGATAAATCGGATGTACTCCATAAAGGAGTCTCTACTCTTTTCCTGTGCATCGATAAGGCTTAATCGCTCCTGAAGTTGGAGGATTTCTTTAATCTCAGATTCTTTAAGATGGGAGAGGTTAACCAATTCTTTTTTCCAAATAATTATTTGTGGTGAATGACTATGTATACAGTATACATATACTGTATACATTTTAGGGGGGGTCGGATTTTTTAAATCCTGCCCTCTAATTCTGCACTCGATCTCGATAGAGTCCCACATTTTTTTCTCGCGCTCATCCTGGCAGACAGCCGCCTGGGCGTTGACGTTCTTGTTAGTCGGGGTGGCGTGGACCTGCTTGTTGTAATAGACGATCTTCTAACACAAGGGCTCACACAATCACGCTAGAAAAAATCGACCTCTCAAAAAAAATCGCGACCCAAACAGAAAAAAAATTTCACTGTACAAATGAACAAGTAAATAAATGTTTGCATTGCCGTAGCATCTAATGTTAAAATTACCTTGTCTTTTAAAGACAAACATAAACAACTAAATAGGAATATGAAATTGAACAAACTAAAAGAAAAGATAGAAACAATCTCGAAAGAAAATCCTGCCGCTAAAGATTTAGAAGAACATGCTTTTAGATTACAAGCTAGAGCGTCGGAAATATTTGAAATAGTCGCATTACTTGATCAACCATCAATTCACTTTTTAAACGAAGCTTGTCCCGAACTGGTTAACTTGGCTGTTGCTACTGGTAGATTAGAAAATATTGGTAGAGCTAAAGAAATCAAAGAAGTGATTACTTCATTTGGGAGAAAACCCAAAGCTTCAGAATGGGAATATGTAAACGACATAAAAGAGACTGGACATTTTGAAGTTTAGTTAATCTAACACTAGCACACTCTAACGAGTGTGCTAGATGATAGGTTATCTATCAATTCATTAATAACTTGGAATAAACTATGACTAAACAATTTGATCCGAAACTAGAAATCAGTCTTTCAAGAAAACTGAATACTCAAAAGAAAAAAAGAACAGCGATTCTAAACAAGGCGCTAGAGTCTTTATCTAATGAAGAAAAAGAAACATTTTCAAAATTAGAAACAGAGATAAACAGTAATGAGTACAAATTAGAAAAAAACAGAAAACCAGCAAAAACCCTATTAAAAACTGTAGTAAATCAAAACGGAAAAACTTTAGTTTTTAATGTAAACAATGCGAAAAGAATCAAAGCAACAGTATACAAGAAAAAAGAAGATGAAATGTCTTTTATCATGCCAGTTCAAAACCATGAGGGGTTTTATATATCTGGTAAATTGTCTGGTGTGAGAGAATACAAGAAACTCGAAGAGTTTACGCTGCACAAAAAATAAACCAGCCCCACCAAACAAAAGGCCAGCATCCCTGGCCTTTTTTTATACGGCAATGCAAAGTATAATTAACTAAACCAATAGGAGTCTAACCCATGGAATTAATATCAATTAAACAAGCGACCGAAAATGTAGGCGGTTTATCTAACCCCTCTAAAATGCCCGATGATTGTCAATCATTCGGGATATCTGCAAGGGATTGCAAGACTGGCTCACGGCTGGCAAAAATTTCAGGTTCAATCTGCGAGGAATGCTACGCACTAGGTGGGTTTTATATAATGGATTCCACCACTAAGGCACACAATAAAAGAATCCAAAAGATTTACTCTCCCGAATGGGTTCCGAGCATGATTGCATTAGCCAAGCGCAAACCATTCTTTCGCTGGTTTGATAGTGGAGACATTCAAAGTATGCGTATGTTAAAGAACATCGTTAAAATCGCGATCGCTGTACCGACTACCACGTTTTGGTTGCCGACAAAAGAAAATAAGATGGTCGCGTCATACCTAAAAGAGCATGGCGCGTTTCCAAACAATCTAATCGTGCGGGTATCTGCTCCCATGATAGACGGACGGCCACCAAAGCGATTTGAACTAACCAGTACAGTACATAAAAACGAAGCGCCAATTGACCATGAGTGCAACGCACACAATCAAGATAATAAGTGTATGGATTGCCGCGCATGTTGGAATCCATCAATTAAAAACATTAGCTACAAATACCACTAGGAGAAAATGAAAATGAATCTATCAGAAGCAAAAAAAATAACTGGTAACCAGCCAACTTGGGCATTAAAGAACATGGTCAAGGCTTTAAGCATGCATGCTTGGTTGAATACACCAGAAGAAAACGAGCGGTTAGCTGCCGCTCAATTAATTCTATCCAAAAATAAATAGAGATAAAAAAATGAAAGTAAGAATTCAACAAACCATAGAGTTTCGCAAACACGAGGTTCAAGTTTTAAAAAAAATGGCGGAAGAAAAGGGCTA